CTCCTCGTTGGGTTTTGCAAAACTGGGGTACTGAAGTATGCCGCAACGGATTTCACGATGATATCTGGATTGCCAGCCTAGAAAACAAACTGCGCAACAGCACAGATGATGTTGTGATTAGTGATTGCAGATTCCCCAACGAAATTGCTGCCATCAAACACTCAGGCGGCCTGGTGGTGCGTGTGGTGCGTGGTCCCGAACCTGAGTGGTATGATGCGGCTGTGAGCCGTAACCGTGGGCCCGACGGCAACTCAACCTGGGCTCTGAGTGGGCGTAAACTAGAGCAACTGGGTGTGCATGACTCAGAAACTGCCTGGGTGGGCACTAAATTTGACGTGGTGCTGGACAACAACGGCAAACTGGATGATCTATACCAGCAAGTTATGCGTCTGGTTCAAGATCACCCGCCCGCCAAGTAACTTCGGTCCGGGCTATTTCTTCCACACAGTTACGACAAACTGTTCGTAGATTTCTCACTGTGACATTGTTAAGATCACCGTCAATGTGATACACCAATAGTTGACTAGTAAGCCTTGCTCTAAACCCGCATCTATCACATGCGGGTTTTTTCTTGTATCCCGAAGATTTCCACCGAGGTTCTCTAGGCTTGATTGCTCGACCCCTGCGTTGGCAAGTCTCACAACGACTACGGTAATGTGTGGCATCTTCCCGGATATAATTTACAGCACAAGGGCGCTGATTGCAGGCTCGACATATGGGTCTCATCAGGTATTTAGTAGATGGACCTTTGGCAAAGGGCAGTGTAAACTGGGTTTTTTTGGGTATACCAATAAATATCAATAACTTGAAAAGGAATCAACCATGGCACTAGTATCACCAGGCGTAGAAGTAACAGTAATTGACGAGAGTCAATATATCCCTTCCGCTGTAAACACAGTCCCTTACTTTCTAATAGCAACAGCACAAAACAAGGCTGATGCTGCTGGAGTCGGAGTTGCAGCCGGTACAACCGCTGCCAACGCAAACAAAACTTATCTTATTACCAGTCAACGAGACCTGGCAGCAACATTCGGGGTGCCATTCTTTTACAACACCACAACAGGTACTCCTATCAATGGTTACGAACTCAACGAGTATGGATTGTTGGCAGCATACTCAGCCCTGGGTGTCACAAACCGTGCGTATGTTCAGCGTGTGGACATTGACCTAACTGAACTCACAGCAAGTCTGAGTCGTCCCACAGGCAATCCCAACAACGGCACATACTGGTTAGACACCAGCACCAGTCTCTGGGGAATATTTGAATGGGATCAAACAGCCGCAACATTTACCAATCAAGTGCCCATTGTGATCACAGACACCGCAGATGTGGTTGACTATGCTGGCGGCGATTACACACCCATCAGCACACTTGGCAGCATTGGCGATTATGCTGTGAGCGCAGTAAGTCTCAACAATCAGAATTATTATAAAAACTCAAGCAATACCTGGGTATTGCTGGGAACTGACGCATGGAAAGCATCATGGGCTACCTTGCAAGGCACAAACTCAGTGGCTGGCAACGGACTAACTGTTGGCTCTAACATGTACATCAACGGTACATTGGCCACAGTCAGCGCAACTAACACGGTGGCAGGATTTGTTGCGGTAATCAATGCATTAGCTATTCCCGGTGTCACTGCCACAGCAGTCAGCAACAAATTAACATTGTTTGCAACCAGCACCGCAACCAATGATGGATCCACAGACAACGGTGGTGTTATCAGTATTCAAACTGGTACCATTGGTGGTGCTGCCCTGTTGACCACATTGGGTATTGCAGCCATTGAATACCGTGCTCCGAGTTATTTCCCAGGTTACAGTTATCAAGCACCACGTTGGAGAACCACAGACACAGCGCCTGCTCCAACAGGTTCTATCTGGCAAAACATCAGCACTGCCAGTGCTGGCATGAGTTTGAAACTAAAACAATACAGTGCCGCATTGGATACTTTTGTTGCACAAAGCAGTCCTGTATATTCATATGATGGTGCAGCAAACAACGGACTTGATCCCACAGGCGGCGGCAAAAACATTCCAGTTGGCAGCACTTATGTACAATATGATTCACAATTATACAACACAACTCCTAATAGCAATGCTACTTTCCTATTGTTAGAAAGAGTTGCATTAGGGGCAACAGTGGTAACTGGAGATACTACCCCAGGCAGTAACGGTGATGCGTTGTTTATTGTGAGTAATCAATTCCAGGTCTATACAACCGAACCAGGCGCAATTCCTACTTCAGGGCCATTCACTATAACTTTGAGTGGAACAAGTATTTCTTCATTCATCACCAATGTCAGTGCTGCCAACATTCCTTATGTCAGCGCCAGCGTCAACAGTGCCGGAAACATTGTGTTCACACACAGCGCGGGTGGTGCAATATTTTTAGATAATATCACTGGCACGCCAGTTACCACTGCTGGATTTACTACCGCAACACCAAAAGTTCGTCAAGATCAAACAGCAGGCATACTGTGCTTGAGTAACTGGGTTACTGCTGATTTATTCACTTACACTGCAAGCGATGTTGCACCAGACCAGAATCCAGCTGATGGACGTTTGTGGTACTACAGTTCAGTCAGTGACGTGGACATCATGATCCAGGACAACGGCACATGGCAAGGTTATCAAAATGTCACCAATGACACACGTGGCTTTGATCTTACATTGACCAATGCGTCAGGACCTATTGTTGCTGCCTCCGAGCCACTGACTCAAAACGATGCAGCAGAAAGTCCATTGCAATACGGCGACCTATGGATTGACAGCAGCGATCTTGAAGCCTACCCCAAACTGTATCGTTGGGAACAGGTCAGCGGTACAGATCAATGGGTCGCAGTAGACACCACAGACCAGGTCACACAAAATGGTATCCTGTTTGCAGATGCACGTTGGGCACCCAATGGCACCACAGATCCTGTGGCAGACGCTTTTCCAACAATTGAAAGTTTGTTGATCAGTGATTACCTGGACTTGGACGCACCTGATCCTGCACTGTACCCCCAAGGTATGTTGTTGTTCAACACACGCCGTTCAGGTTACAATGTCAAGAGTTATCAGAGCAATTACTTTAACTCAACCACATTCCCCGATGACACATTGCCCACTGTGACCAATACTTGGCTCACCGCGTCAGGCAACAAAGACGACGGTGCTATGTACGCTGGACGCTTGGCACAACGTAAACTGATTGTGGCAGCAATGAAATCAGGTATGGACACCAGCCTGGCTGCACGTGAAGAACAAAATCAGTTCAACTTGATTGCTGCACCTGGCTATCCAGAATTGTTGGTCAACTTGGTTGCACTCAGCAACGAACGTGCCAACACATTGTTTGTTGTGGGAGATACCCCACTGCGCTTGCCAAACACTGGTACTGCGTTGGTAGAACATGCTACCAACAACAACGGTCTTGGCGTGGCAACAGATGACGGATTGACAATCGGCAGTGCTTATGCCGCTGTGTTCTACCCCAGCTGTCAGACCACAGACCTGTCAGGCAACACAGTTGTTGCGCCCCCAACACACATGATGGTACGCACAATTCTGCGCAGTGATGCAGTGAGTTATCCATGGTTGGCACCTGCTGGCACACGTCGTGGTGTGGTGGACAATGCTGAAGCCATTGGCTATATCGATGCACAAACTGGCGAGTTCCAACAACTTGCAGTGGGGCAAAGTGTACGTGACATACTGTATGAAAACAACATCAACCCAATCACCTTTATTCCAGGTATTGGTATCACCAACTTTGGTAACAAAACACGTCAAGGTGCTACCACAGCACTGGATCGTATCAACGTTGCCAGACTGGTAGCATTCTTGCGCGGACGATTAGAAGAAATTGGCAAACTGTACTTGTTTGAGCCCAATGATCAGATCACCCGTAACGAAATCACCAACACTGTGAACAGTTTGATGATTGACTTGGTGGCCAAACGTGCTCTTTATGACTATTTGGTTGTGTGCGACTTGAGCAACAATACTCCTGCACGTATCGACCGCAATGAGCTGTGGGTGGACATTGCTATCGAACCAGTCAAAGCAGTTGAATTTATCTACATTCCATTGCGTATCAAGAACACTGGTGAAATTTCAGGTGGCACAGCAGGGTGATGAAACAGGGGGCCTTTTACCGGGCCTCCATTTCAGGTAAATAAAAACAACAGGAGATATAACAAATGGCAGTTTCATCATTACAGAGAATGACAGTACCCTTGGCCAGCGATCAAAGCTCGCCCACACAAGGTCTGTTGATGCCCAAACTCAAATATCGCTTTAGAGTGATGTTTGAAAATTTTGGTGTAAGCACACCAAGAACAGAATTGACCAAACAGGTGATAAGTTTTGCTAGACCTAACGTGACGTTTGAAGAGATTGCAATACCAATTTATAACTCAACATTGAAACTGGCTGGCAAGCACTCATGGGCGCCTACTTCATGCGAAATTCGTGATGATGCATCAGGTGCTGTAAGCAAGTTGATTGGTGAGCAACTACAGAAACAACTGGACTTTTTAGAAATGAGCTCCGCTGCTTCTGGTATTGATTACAAGTTCACAACCAAGGTTGAAATCCTTGATGGTGGCAACGGTGCCAATACTCCTGTGGTTCTTGAAACTTGGGAACTGTACGGTTGCTACCTGAGTGGTGCTGACTACGGCTCATTGAACTACAGTGAGAATGCTCCTGTTTCAATTACCATGGCCATCATATACGACAACGCCAACCAGACACCTGAAGGCACTGGAGTTGGTACAGAAATTGGTAGAACTTTAGGTGATGTGGTGACCGGCGCAGGTATCTAAACATGGCATTTTTTGGACAAGACTTTCTTAAAGGTATAGATCCAAATTTTGGCGGAAACTTAAAAAGTGGTTTCCTGGGCAACAACATCTTGCGTGACTACCAACACGCAAGTCGCACATTTACCACCAACGCTTACGAGCTCAAGCCTCGGTACAAGTTCCTCTTCCATGTTAGTTTTACACTGAACACAGATCAGATACCTTTCCTGCGCGGTGCGTTTGGCAACGACGATCAGGCCAACCTAAGCCTGGCAGTTAAGACCATTGATTTGCCAAAGTACAGCATTGAAACAGAAACACTGAATCAATACAATCGCAAACGAATCATACAGAAAAAACTCAACTACGATCCAATCAATGTGACCTTGCATGATACCAGTGGCGACTTGGTTCGCAAGATGTGGTATTACTACATGAACTATTACTACAAAGATTCTTCACAGCGATATCTTGCTCCCAACAATACCAATGGCAGCAACGGTGCTGATGCACAGCGTCAAGCAGGATTTGGCTACAATGCCAGAGACATATATGACAAAGAACGTGTGGGCAATGTCAACGACTGGGGATTCATTGGTGAAGCATTCAACGATGGATCAACCAACGGCGTTGCCGGCGGCAAGCCTGCGTTTTTTAGAGACATCAGAATCTACGGCATGGATCAACGCAAGTTTGCTGAGTATGTGTTGATCAACCCGTTGATTACCAGTTGGAGTCATGACCAGTACAACTATTCCGATGGCGCTGGGACCATGCAAAATAACATGACCATTGCTTACGAAACTGTGAAATACTACTCAGGTGCAGTGGGCCGGGCACAAGC